AAAGAATGTGATGATGTAATTTTGATTGGTGAAAGATTGTAGAGGATATGGGCGGTGAAATATCCGCCCTATCATAAGAGGTGAGTATGCGGTCTTATTATTTAAAACTAAAGAAAATGGCATATAGTTGCGTTGACTTTCAGATGCTTACAAAACATAAACAATTTATAGATAAGGCATATAATGATGGTTTTATCACGCAAAAAGAATATGGCAAGATGATTAAATTTATAGATCGTGTTGTAGCCAAAGGTCTTAAATGTGAAGAAATAGGGTTATAAGAGGTGAGCATGAGGATTTATAACGATATAAAAAGAATTGGTATGGAAGATAACATTTACACATTACAACGTGCGTTGACCTTTGTTTATAACGATGAGTTGCTAGAACCTAAAGTTACATATGATTTTGGTAGATTTAGTATTATCTACAAATATGGCGATATCAATATAGGCATAGAATTACCATTGATTAAATTAGAATATTTAAATCTTACGTTAGAGCAGCTTGCGTTGGATATAAAGAAACAAGTTATATCACAATATAGATATGAAATCGATAAACAATATGGGGGTGTGTATGATTAATTACAGAAGTGTTATAAATTATAATCAGTATGCGATAAAACTTAACGGAGATATATGTAGACCACGTATAGTAACGTGTGGAATGCAATGTACATTCTACTACGATTACAAAGAAAAGAATGTTATGTTTAAGTGGATTTTATGGGATGTTGAAAATCCAACGAATGAAGAATTAGAGAGTGTGAAACGGCATGCGAAAAGTTTGTTTGAGGATGAGGGGTGTCAAAAGAGTATGATCACAGATAAACAAGGTCAAGAATGGGTACTACAAAAGTTATATGATGCTGGGTGGCGATATTATGCTAAAAATGTTGGTGGTACTGCATTTTTAACAACGAAAAAGCCAATTATGAATCAAGGTATATTAGAAATAACAAGTGGTGGTACTACAAGGTGTATTAATAACATAAGCGAAATAATGCTTGAGATTGATAAAAATAGCTTAGTAGACATCGCAGAAGAATTAGGTATTGTTGACTGGTCGAAAGTACCAGTTGATACACCTGTATTGGTTAGAAGTTGCAAAGAAAGCGAATGGAGAAAGCGTTATTTTGCATTTTATAAAGCTGGCAAAGTGCATACGTGGGATAGTGGTGCAACATCGTGGTCAAAAGAAAGAATTGAAAATACATCATGGTGGAACTATGTAAAACTAGCAGAGGTATAAATATATGATGTACTTTTTATTCTTTTGTTTGTTAATTGCAGTAGGTAATACCAAAGATGGATGGGCAAATGCAATTATATTTGCAGCATGGAGCGTGTTGGTTTATATGCTAGCTATTAATGGCGCATTTAAGGATTGAGGTGATTTGTATTTGAGCGAACTGTCAAAGGAAGAAAAGAGATTAATAAATAGTGCTAAGGAATACCTAGAGCCGTTAAAAACAGTAGATAAAGACCTTGAGTTAATGGTGATGGAAATAAAGGAATTGCAAAGTAACATAACAACGATTAGTGCTATTGATTACTCAAAAGATAGGGTAAGTGGTGGCGGTGTTCCTTGTGGATTGGAAAATAGCGTTGCAAGATTTATTGACATAGAAAAGGAACACCGTAGACGGCTTGATGAGTTAAAAAAGTATAAATGTGATGCAACTGATTTGTTATTCGATTTGCATGCTGCTATTGGTAGTAAGATATTAAGAGCAGAATACATATTAGGTATGACTACACAACAAGCATGTGCAATTTACGAAGAACATTTTAAAGAAAGACAAGCTTTGAGATATAGAGATGAAGCATTTATTGAAGTAGCCAAAAAGATATCACAAAATGTCAGTAAATGTCAGTAAATGTCAGTAAATGTCAGTATACCTATACTTTGCTATTAGGTATAATATATATGTAGAAGTTGCCACTAAGCGACTTTACTCACTCTTTCCTTGTAAAGGTAAATCAAAACACAACAACAAGCGCACCCACATAAGAGTGCACCTTTGTTGTATATGGGCGAAATGTGGTGTGGGACAATTCATCGATGGACACAGAGTAGTAGCGCAACCATATATTGATTAATGAGTGAAACATAATACTTTTTCTAATTTCAGAAATATGTGTTAAGACAAAATTTGTAAAACTTTACTGCAAAACTGATATGGGTAGGTCGAATATTTTCAACATAGCTTATTGACCTTAAATACGAACCTACCCTAATTGGTTTTTACATATTGAATACTGACAACTAACTAGGCCTCCAAAGATTAGTCATATATTATATTGTTACTTAACCTAACACAAGTACGATTCATAATAGTTAGTTGTTGGTATTGAGTGTGTAATGATCATTGAAAACTAGGTGTGTTTATTTTTTAACTTTGTTTTTCATGGTTGAACTCAATAGCATACATTGTCATATCATCAACAACGCACTTAGTTTTGAGTGATTGTTGAAAACTGAAGTTATATTTGTTTCCTAGGAACTAATCATAATATAGAGAATTAGAAGGAACGCTAAATCCTATATGGTTACATTGGCAGAAGTCCAACGGTATAACTTCGGTTTTGAATAATCAACACAATAAAAATGAATAAAACTATCACATAATGGGGTATATCTACGTGGATATATCTCATTTTTTGTATAAATCTATCAGAGGGGTATAAGAATGACACAGATACATTGCGATAGAAAACATTGTCTAAACAATGACAAACATGGCATATGTACTGCCAAAACAATCGAATACAACGGCAGGTGTCAAACATATATTACACATAGTAGTGCAAGCAAAAATAAATGTGGCTTATGTGTTAGATCACATGGCAAGTTAAAAAGGAAAGGTGGCGAAGTACTTAAATGATTAAAGCGATTAAACAATCTGGAGCGTGGTGTTGGATGTGAATTATCAACCAACAATAAGAAAGCTATTAACCGCATTACGCATGAATGGTAGACGATATGTAGTCGATACAAGGCAATCATGGAGTAAATACGATAAGCCTTGCAAGATATATATTGTCAGTCGAATGTACACAGAGGAAGAGTATAAACTAACATTTCCTGAAAAGTACAAAAAGGGTAAGACCTTTAAACAAGGGCAATTGTATAAAAAAGAAAGCGAGTATAGCAGCACCAAACAACATGAGGTGTTGCTATTTTTAGTTAGAACGTATAAAGGTGGTGAGTAACATTGACGAATATAGAAGAATTAGCACAAAAACTAACTAAGAAAGAACGCATATTCGCTGATGAATACGTTAAGACCACCAACGGAACACAGAGTGCAATTACGGCTGGATATTCAGAAAAGACGGCAAGAAGTAAAGCTAGTCAGTTGTTGACAAAAGTAAACGTGCGCCAATATATAGATGCAGTCATGAACGAACGCAGCAAAGACACAATCGCAACGGCTGATGAAGTGTTGGAATACTTGACTAGGGTTGTGCGTGGCGAAGAAAAAGATGCGTTTGGTTTAGATGTATCTGTTGCCGATAAAACGAAAGCAGCTGAACTGTTAGGTAAACGGCATATGTTATTTACTGATAAGGTTAAATTATCTGCAGAAGTAGAAATTGATATTTCTGACCGTATGAAAAAAGCACGGAGTAGATCTAATGAAGTACAACAAAGCACAGCTGATTGACGCACTTGCATCATTTGCTGATGATCCGTTGGGGTTTGTGTACTTTGCCTTTCCTTGGGGAGAGCCCGGGACGCCATTGGAGAATATGGAGGGGCCTGATGAATGGCAACAAGAACATTTAAAATATCTAGGTGAACAATTAAAGAAAGGTAAGTCTTTACAGACTGCAATTCGTACTGCTCACGCATCTGGCCATGGTATCGGTAAATCTGCCGATGTATCATGGCTTATTATATTTGCAATAGCTACTCATGAAAATACTCGTGGTGTAGTTACGGCAAATACCGATACACAGTTAAGATCTAAAACATGGGCGGAACTTGGCAAGTGGTACAACATGTTTGTTGGTAAAGAACTATTTACTTACACGGCAACAGCAATATTTTGCAGTGATAAAAAATATGAGAAAACTTGGCGTATTGATGCCATTCCTTGGAGCGACTCAAACCCGGAAGCATTCGCAGGTCTTCATAATCAAGGTAATCGGATATTGGTTATCTTTGATGAAGCATCTGCTATTTCTGATAAGATTTGGGAAGTTACTGAAGGGGCCCTTACGGATTCCAATACAGAAATTCTTTGGTGTGTCTTTGGTAATCCTACTCGAAATAGTGGGCGGTTCCGTGAATGTTTTAGAAAGTATAGAGATTATTGGAAAACGTATCAAATTGATAGCCGTACAGTGAAAATATCCAATAAAGCACAATTGCAACAATGGGTTGATGCTTACGGTGAAGATTCTGACTTTGTAAAAATTCGTGTTCGTGGTGTATTCCCTTCCGCATCAGATTTGCAGTTTATCTCTACGGAAATTGCTGACAAGGCACAAAAGCAAGTCTATAAGCTAGGACAATTTGAACATCTACCTGTAATCATTGGCGTGGATCCTGCGTGGACTGGTTCAGACTCTTTAGAAATAGTCATGCGGCAAGGCTACTATATGAAGTCGCTTGCATCTATTCCTAAGAATGACGATGACTGGCGCATGGCTCAACTCATCGCTCAGTTCGAGGATGAATATAAAGCTGATGCCGTATTCATTGATATGGGTTACGGCACAGGGATATATTCCATTGGTAAACAATTAGGGCGGAAATGGCGATTGATTGAGTTTGGCGGTAAGAGTAATGACCCTGTATATCTTAATATGAGGGCTTACATGTGGGGACAAATGAAAGAATGGCTCCG